TTGCTTTGCCTAAAATTCTATTTACTCTATCAATAGTAGCTTTATCAGGATTAGTATGCCACTTATCTAAGTATAGTTCTTTAAGAGCATCTATATCTTTATTCTCTATAATTCTTTTAATTAACGCATCAGATCCTGTTCTTTCAAAAATATCAGCAAAGAATATTTGTTTTTGTTGCTCTCTAGTTAGTAATGTAGGATTACCATGTTTCTTTGCTTCATATAACCAAGAAGGGGGTTCATGTCCTGAATCCTCATAATTATTTATAGCTCTGTTTATTCCTGTTATAAAAGCTGGTTGTCCTTCTTTAGGATTAGTTAACCATTGCCATTCTCCTTTAGCAGAAGATTCTGGACCTTCATACTCAGCCTTAGGATTACTATCACTTTCGATTTGTCCTATAGTATCAGCCATCCAGTTTAAATTAGCAAGTGAATCTTCTCCTTGCATGTCTATATTTGCAAAGTCTTTTCTTCCTTGTGCACGAGAAAATACTCTATCAGTTATAGAAGGAGTATAATCTTCTACTGCAATTTTTTCAACTACACTATCAGGAGTTATTATAGCTTCTTTTTCTTCTACTACTGTTTCTTGAGGACCAAAACCCAATCTATTCCATAAACCTACTAATCCAGAAAAATCCATTAGTTAAAACTCCAGTATCTTTTTGTTTCGATTGGTTTAGACTCATATTCAGGATCTTCAGGATGCGTAAGATGCCATGAATCCTTTAGATAATGTATAGCCATAGCCATTGCATCCACTTGGTCATCGTTTTTCCCATATGGAAACTGTATAGCTTCTGCGTACAAGTCTTCTGCCCAATCTTTAAAACGTGGTATCCACAATCGTCCTGCCTCCATTATAGGAGTAGCAGCATGTACTCTAGAGAGTTTATCACGATCTGGCAAGTAATCCAACACTGGAAGTCCAGCTCTACGCATATCTTGGATTAGAGACTGTCCTGAAGCTTTCTTTTCCACGATACAGACTTCTGGTTTCCATTCATCATATAACTCTTGAGCTACTCTTCTGAGTTCAGGATATTCAAATCTCTCTCTGGTATTTCCTAATAATATCAGGGAAGGTGCATAATACTCTCTCCCTTGATGATCTTCCACAGGACAATCAAAGATACCCCATGTTTGTATGACACTATAATCTGCTGTGCTCTTGGTGGAGAATGCTGTATCATATGTTTGTATAATCATATTACAAGTGGGAGCATCATCTCCTTCCCATGTTTTAAACCATGTTGATTTAATAGCACCACCTTCATCAGGGGTAGGATTCTGCATATACAAGGCATTCCAATACTTAGCACCATTATTAGCTCTGATCTCTGCTTCATCCATCCTGAGAACTTTTTCAGGTTTCCATTCAGGAAAATAACTGGAACCAACTGGTAAGTTTAAAAGTTTAGAAGATTCTTCATCCAGCCATGCAGGAATAGAAAGAACTTCCCAAGATATAGTTTCTTCTGTTTGATTATTTAATAACCATCCACATAGATCATCTTCATGATATCGTGTATTAATAATAACAATAGAACCATTAGGCATCAGACGAGTTCTGAGACCAGCAGGATACCAATCCTTTATATACTTACGTCCTGTTTCTGAGAATGCATCTTCTTCGGACATGGCATCATCTATAAGGGCTATGTGTGCACCACGTCCAGCCACCTGTGATCTAACACCTGCAGCAAAGTATGTACCATTCTGTTTAGTTTTCCATTTACCAGCTGCTCTTACGTCTTGTCTGAGATTAACCCCCGGAAAAATTTGCTGATAAAGATCCTGTTTCAAGATATCCCTGACAGTTCTACCAAAGTCACTGGCAAGTTGGTCACTGTGAGAGATAGACATGATCTGATGATTGGGGTTACGTCCTATATACCAACTGGGAAAGAGCTGTGAACAGAGTAATGATTTACTAGATCTGGGTGGTAGAAAGACCATAAGTCGTTTAGGTTCTTCTGAATCAACTATCTCTTGTAGTTTATCGGAAATAACTTTAATATGCTTGCCAACTTTAAAATCATCCACTAAAGTTGGAGCCATGAATTGTACATAAGAGAAAAAACTTCCACGAGATGCGTGTAGTGCTCGTCCATATAACTCTTTAATTGCTTCTTTTTTACTAATGGAGTTTGCTAACATTCTTATTAGTTCCCATATTTCTATAAAAATGACTCATATGTTCAAATGCTATAAGAAGATTTGTTGTGTATAAATCTTCCTCATCATTCGTTAGTAATGCTGATTTAGCTAAATACTCCATAGAAGATAGGACATCTGCTACGATAAAACTCTCAGTTAACTTGTCCTTGTCCACCATTCTTTACAACCTTTAATCCTATAACTTCAGCAAGTTTGTGTATATCCTGCTCATCATCTTCGTTAATCCCAGAAATCTCTTGCTTGATTTCCTTTTTATCTATAAACATTCCTAGATGTTTTGCAATAAGCTCCATTGATCTGTTGGCATTGGTGTAATCCTCTGCATCAGTAGCTCTCATATATGTTTGATATACCTTGTCCATTACTTTCTGTGCGTCCCAAGAAACTTTCTCCACAACTTCTTCCCTGAGAGTTTCTATATAAGCACGTATTTTAGGATTAGACAAGTATTGGTGTGCTCTCTTTACAGTCTTACTGGCATCAAGTTCTCCTGTATCAGTACGATGCACAGGAGCATAACCAGCATTCAGAAGAGATTGCTTGGCATCATTGGTTGCCACATATGCCTCAGCAAACTTCTGTTGCTTGATAGTTAATCCATAATCATTTACAGGTTCTCTAGCCATGTGTAGATAATAACAGATATTCTCTGGGAAGACAAGTAAAAGTATTTGCATAATTTAAAGATCCATGTTATTTTAACTCTTGAAGAGAGGGTAAAGACTATAATTAATAATTATTCTTTTATACTCTTTTAAAGATCTTTATAAAGATAGCTCAGATAATCCTTTAATGTTTCCTTACATGATCATTTATATATCATTATTAATCCATATTTTGTAATTTTGCTCTTTACGTGGGGGTGGGGTATATATATGAGGGACCCTAGAAAATTTTTCCCCTCCCCCTAAAACTTTTCCTGTAATTAAAAACTCAGTTGAGAATGATTCTCAATCTCAATTAAGATATACCAAAATTCCCCAAGACTATTTAGCTGCGAATGAGTCGCATTTGCAATCAATCTATTTCCCCAAAATAAAAAAATAAATCTACATAAAAAATCCATAACTTATATATTTTATATTCATAATGATATGCAAGTATTAATCATAAGAAAAAATTATAGGATATAACCTATATAGATTGATAACTAAAATCGGAAAGGAAAATAGAAAATGTTTAAAAACTTCTTTAGTTTTGGTAGATTTTTTAATGCTGAATATTACGCACCTAGTCGCACTTGCTTTCAGCGAAAAACCAACCGATACGGCAGAATCGGAACATGGTCAAATCACCAACAATATCTTTTAGTTAATAGAGATATTGACACAGGTAGATTCATACCAAAAATTCGCCAAGCACAATAGAGGTTAGCTAACCCCTAAACAAAGAAAACCTTCCTAGAGATATTCGGGAAGGTTTTTTTTTATGTGGTAATTGCTGCCCCTGGAAAATTTTAAATAAAAAAAAAGACTTGTAGAGTATCTCTTACAAGTCTTTTTAATTATTTTAAATATAAATTAGAAAATCTTATAATTA